CGGCATCAAACTCGGCCATCAAATTGAGGATGTCCATCCGCGCCTGATTAAGTCTTGCCGTCAGTTTTGCATTCAGGCGCATATCCGACCGCCGAAGCGCCGCGCGTATCTGGTCTCGATCAAACTGTGTTGCCATGCTACCGATCCTCCCCGGCACCTGCGCCGCCTGTCACTTTGTTGTACACGAGTCCAACCTTTCCTGCTTTCATTTTTTCACCACCGAATGTTTGGGCCGATGTGTCGGGCAGTAGTCGTTCCTATTGTTTGGATCGAAAGAGCAACCACACATCAAGCCGCAGTACGGACATTTTCCGTGATCCATGGGGCTCCCCATCCGCAGTGACAACTCATCAGCAATGCCACCAACCATAGATCCGATCTCTGCACCATTGGAAAGGTTGATCTCTAGCCGATCTGCGATATCAGCCGCCTTTTCGAGCAAAGAAATCAACCGCTTGAGTTCCCGTTTCTCAGTCTTTGTCATGACTTCACGATATCGGATTCCAGTGTGGTTGTCAGCACTATAATCCGAAGTTCAATACTTTAACAGTTCAGGAGAACAAGGGGCGAAACTCCACACTACTTTCCGCATACCCCAGAGTTCCGCCATCAGGGGAATCCCAACCTTCAAGGCTTGAAGACTGGGACTCCCCGCCTCCCGGATTCTACGCCTTCACCCGCTTCCCCGCTGGAGCCTTCCCAGCCGCAGCCTTCCCCGCCCCAGTGTGTATTTTGCTCATTCACGGCCATCTCCATCGACTTTTGCTGAGTGTGGATTCGTTGCCCGGATGGTCGCAGCCAGAGCTTTGATCTTCTGGTCAGCGGTCAGGTGCATCAGCACCTTGCGCCAGCGGTTGATATGGCTGATTTCGTAGTCGTTGGCCGTGGCCGCTTCGGTGTACCACTTCCAGCAGCAAACGGAGTACTGAATCCATTGATCGTCCGTAAGTCGTTCTTCCACTAGGTAGATGCGGCCAAGTTTCTCAATCTTAGGGCAAGTGTGAAGTACAGGCTGCTTCCACAAACACGAAAGCATGGAGTATCGCCACCAGCCCATCGGACTTAACTTTTGCAGCCTTCCCCCTCCGGTGCCGTCCTTCGGGGCATCCGGCTCCATCCACTCGCAGATAGTTGTTTCGTCTGTGTAGACCACACTAGAATCCGATTTGGCATTCATGGCTGGATTTTAGCCCACCGGGCCTTCTGTGCCTTGGAAATCGCCTTTCGGACTGCCGGGGAGACGATCCGCTTGCCCTTCTTTGCGATTCTGGGGCCGCTGGTTGAATCCGGCGGTACTGTGCCGATGTCAGGACCCAGACGCTCCTGGATCGACGCCACGGCGTTCTGGATCACCGACAGCCGGTATCCAAATCCAACTAGTGCCGCTTCCAGAAGTTCGTCCTTCGAAATTCCGGGGAGTTCGATTGTGATGCCGTTCGTGTTTTTCATGGATTCCTCTATTACTTTACCGGCCGTTGATGGGGATGATGACCGATCTATCGCAATCGTTCGTAGTTACCACGATGGCGTAGGCTGATTTTCTCCAACTTAAACTTTTTGGTGGAGCCTACTTCCCTTTCGGGTTTCAGCCCCTCGTTTTGCCTACGTCAGTATTATACTGTTTTGGTTTCTCTTAGAGCGGCGTTTTGCTTGAGTAGACACGCTCAAGGATTTCTTCTTGGCGGTCACTGATTGAGCCCGACTCCTTAAACTGATCAGCGATAGACTCTAAAAAGTCTTCCTCCCACTTAGTCAATCCGCGCCCGTGGCATTGGATCTGTTCAATCCACCCAGCTATTACAGAAGCGTCTTTGGTCATTGTGGCTTCTCCAGATTGCTTATCTTACGATCCAGATACCATCTCGCCTTCTTCAGATCCTGTACCTCCGCATCGGTGGGTTTATTCCCGGCGCGGAGCAGGTATTTGACTACAGTCCCCTTAAGAAAATCCAGATTGAAGTCTTCAATGATCCGCATGACATAATCCCCCTTATAGTGGGCCGGGGTTACCGGGTCATGCACTTGTTTCTGCGGCTTTTTGCCCGCTAAGTCTGGATACGAGATACTCATCTTGGAAGCCTCATGTTGTCAATTTGCCGCGACAGGGGAATGATATCGTCGTACAGCAGAGGGATTTTGGACTTAAACTCTTCCAACAGGGGGATTACTACTTGCCGCATCTGTGGGTGCGCTTCTTTGGTGGTGCGCATGATGAAGAAGTGCCGCCAGTTGCGAAGATTCCCCGTGGTTGAAATTCGGGACGCCAACGCATTGGGGAAGAGTGACCTTGCAATCTGCGGGGTGCACCCCCAAGCAATTAGCTGGCTATAGTGCTTCTCCAACTCCGCAATTGCCCCATTCCAGTACAGAGGTGGGACAGAATCTGGCAAAGTCGGCTTGATGAAACTCGGCAAAACCTTTTTGGCATAGTTGATAAACCGGGTGCTGGATTGTGTGAATGAAAACAGCCGATGCCGAACCCATTCATGGGTGATGCCACGGTCCACTAAGGTGTCCACGGTAGCCGTCGCGTGTTCAACTACCGACCAGTCCCCTTTCCCCATCACGACGAACTTGATGAATCTCTCCCAGGAGTCTGGGGTCTGTGCATCCTCACTTCCGTGGCTGATGCGTGCATTCCATTCAATCTTACGAAGCAGACCAACTCCTGTCTGCTTGGTGAACTCTACTTGATCCCCGAATTCGTTGAAGTGAATCAGTCGGGAATACGGCTCAACGATGTTCATTTTTCAATTCTCCTTTCAGCAACCTCTCGGCGTAGTATAGGAATTTGTATTCAGCCACCCGTGGGGGCCAAGGGATAATGCAAGCGTCAAGTGGGGCGGCGGTTTCTCTCCACTTAGCTGGGCAATTAGGCATCAAGTCACGCTTTTCAGTCATCAAAATTACGTCGTCGGCAGTGTGTACACTATCAGGCATCATTTCCCCAAGGCCAAACTTGGCACAAATTACAAGCATAACCCGTTCCTCAATTTGGCGATACAGCGTCCCCATCGTGCTGTATCTCTTGACCGGGCGGGGCAAATCAACTAAGTATGCTTCTGCCGCATCATGCAGCAGCCCCCACAAAGCGTCAGCCGGGGGGACGTTTTGACTCACCAACACGGAATGTTGCGCCACTGAGTAGAACTCAGTGCAGTGACCGGCGAACCGGCACTGGAGAGAAAGCGAGTGAGCAATATCTTCCAACCGTATCTCATCTACTTTGGGGTCTAGGGGCCAGAATTGAACCCCTGTAAATGTTTGCATCCAGTCGCCGTCTCGTTTCATTAGTTACACCACCTGTGGCATCAAATCTTCCCAATCCTTCGCTTCCACCTCACGCTGCTTAGCACGCCAAGCCGGAAGAAACTCTTCAACTGCCTGCCCGTCATAAGCCACCATGCTTCCCATAGTGAATCCAGCTGATGCCTCAGTTAGCAGGGGAACACGCAATGTAATTTTGAACTTAACCTGTGCGTACCGATAGGCGTCTGCAAACAGTGCTTTAAGCTGTGTGAAGGCTGCAACCAAATCTCCTAGTCTGACACTGAAAAACAAAGCATCATGCTCCTCCATGAGACACTTTTGCAGTAGGCTATAGGTGCGTGGCTTGATATCTAGTAGCGCCAGTGCAATTAACAAAAAGGTGTGAGCAGATCCCTGGATTGGACTGTTCACGGCTTGATTAAGGAAAAATGTTCCCCGCTCATCATTCTCTCGAATCTCCCGGCGAAACCCAAACATGGTTTCCACGTAATGAAGATCAACCGCCATCCGGTGCATCCGGTCAATGTATGCCTTGACGCCGAGATACTTAGCAAAGAAAGCATCATACAGTTTAGCCAGCCGCTGAGCGCTGATCCCAGTCAGATCGGCGTGCTTACCATCGACATGGCGGATGCCAGCCACTACATAGGGATACAGGTTGTTGCGGCCCTTACCATAGATGATGCCAAATACAAGACCCTTAATCATCTTGCGGAGGTTCTTTTCGGATTTGATACGATCTACAGGCAGGCCGGTCAGGGTATTGCCAATCAGACAGTGTATGTCCTGACCGGATTGAAGCTGGGAGATCAGCAACTTGTCGCCGGATATCTCAGCCAGGACGCGAATCTCCATTTGGCTGAAGTCAGCCGTCAGAAACACCATAAGGTTGAGGGGGTTCATATCAGCGGCCTTGACTTGCATGGTTTGACTGAAGTAACTTCTACCAGCAATGACCGCTGTGTTGCCTTGAGTCGTTTTACTGCTTCTTTACAATAGCCTTCATCCATCTCAATCCCTATGGCAGCTCGGTTAAGATATTTAGCAGCAACTAGAGTAGTTCCAGATCCCATAAATGGGTCAAGTACCAGCTCTCTTGGCTGTGTGTGGAGATTAATAAAATGTGCTCCAAGGTTTACTGGCTTCAAAGTTGGGTGCTCATTCTTAGTAGGAATTATTTTGGGGATGCGCCGAATGATGTTTTCAATCTTATTGCTCGTGTCATACCATTTACAAGCTGCACCTGGGTTCTCCCCTACAAGTACCGTCTCATAGGAACGCCTATAGTGCCAGCCCATTCCCATCGGTCCTTTGTCCCACACTACCATCTGCTTAAATCCAATGACATTATCAAGCCATAAAGACCATCTGGCAAATTGAGGGTCAGGCCCGCCGCCGCCGCCGCAGCAGCAGCAGCACGATCCTGGCTTAAGCAAGCGTTTCCACTCTTTGAATGACCATTGAATAAGATCGTTGGCGTCTACGCCATCATTAGCTATCGGACGGGCTTCACCATGAGGCCCACGGCCAAGCGCGGATTCCCACCGTTGAATTAAGTCTCCGTTGTTGTTGTTGTTGTGGCCGTAGGGTGGATCAGAAAATATGAAGTCTATACTAGAGTCGGGTAAGCGTGGCAGGATCTCCTTACAATCGCCTAGATAAATTTGAATGCCAGCGCTATCATCATAGTAGAGCTTGTTGTTTTTCATTCTTTCATTGCCTCCCGCCAGTTCCTGTCGCTAACTAAAAGATTTTGCAACAAGGGGTTCTTACCGAAGTTTTGGAAGTTGATAATTCCCTCCTCAACAGAGTCACGCCCCTTACCACTGCGTAGACGGCCTGTAATAGCCCCTGTTAGCCACCAGATCGTTCTCAGTTCATCGCTGTGCAGTCTGGCGCTATTGGCATACCCATTGAGCGAGGTTGAATCCAGGACACCCAGAGCCCGGCGTTTCATTATCAGCTCCAGCACCTGATTGCCAGTACTCTCCATCAGATTTTCCAGGATTTCTTTGCCGGTTGGCCGTTTACCGTTCTCATCCGGCTTAGCCAGCTTTAGATAGTCATAAATCAGCCAAGCAACGTCGATGTCCGAGGAACATCGAAAGTTGGGGTTACCGCAGATGTCTAGCAGCATGCTGTCTATCCGCTTAATCATGTCGGGTACAACTGCCTTGGCCTTCTTCCAGTTCTCCCAGTCGAGTATCGGGCCACGGTTCTCCATCTTGTCGAGCGTCATGCCCGCATGGACATAAACCTTAACCAGTGGCTGTTTGATCTGCGGGCTAAACCGCTGCTCCAGCATCTGCGTGATTTCGCAGTCACCGCCATTGCGAAGCACCAGCCGGTCAATGGGTGCGTTGGCGAAGTTGCCTGACCACTCCATCACCGTGTCCTTGTAGTCGGCAAACTCAGGGAAAAATCGGTAGGTCAGCGGCTCCAGGCCACAACTACGCAGGAAGCTAAATCGAATAAAGGTCCCATACTGGGTGTCGTAATCATAGCCTGCCAGCCGCTTAGCCCCCAGTAACTGCTGGCACTGAACACCGTCGTAAGAACCATTCTGAAGACTCTTTTTCAAGCTCTCGTCTTCAACCAGTTTTCGTGTGCGACGTTTTAGCTCCTCCAGATGCGCGGGCTCATATCCAGCTTGGGGATGGTCAAGCACCACACAATAGGATTGCCCCTTCCAGGATTTCCAGTCCTTCGGGTCCTCATAGTGGCCGGTGCCAAACCCTGCTATTAGCATGACCGGCTGGCCGTCTACAACGCCGTCTTCAATGTCGAAGCTGACTCTGCGCTTACGGGACTGCTCCAACCGAAGGGCCTTTTCCATCTCGTCAAACTCAGCTAGGGTACGAACTGCTTTGTAGCCTCGTGACTTGACGTAGCCCCAACGCCTTGGGTAGTCAATGATGGCGCGAACGGCCCGAAAACGATCACGCCATGTCAGGTAATCCCACCCGGCATTCTCACCGCCCTGCCGTAATATATAGCTTGGATGCCAGTTAAGAACAACGTAGGAGTCCCACGGTTCATACCATTGGACCGGCGCGTCTTTCTTATAACCCTTCCCTAAAAGCTGCGTGGCGGCTATATCACCAAGGATCACGTGGACGCGAGCGTTGCCAGCATTAAGTTTAAGTGCGTCGTCATTAAATACAGAGCAACACTGAAGCTCTCGCGGCTCCGGGTCGCGGTTTCTACCAGCCGCATCTGTCGGCCTGCACCGTACAACGTTCTGCACATCGAAATCTGGACGCGCTAGCCCGAAAGGTCTAAGCGTTCGCCACAACAAGTCCCCGGCAGGCCCCACCAATTCCAGCCCTTTAGCATTCTCGTGGTCGCCAGGGCACTGCGCCCAGAGCATTGCCTTTTGCTTACTGATCCGTACCAGCCCCTTTACCTTGCGGATGCCAGGGGATTTATCGAGTGGGCAGACATCACAACCAAGAATTTCCCCTCTGTGCGTGACGCGCTGGCCGAATAAGTTAGACCGCAACCGAAGCCTCCCCAAGGAGCCTTCCTGGAATTATGCTCAATGAGCCTCCTCTAGCTTGATTGGCTTAGCATGTGCGAAGTTTCTAAGATTATTCGCCAGCCTCTCGAAGAAAATAGCGTTTGATTCGGCCCACGCCTTAATGTCTTCATCCAACCAGTCTCGCCGCGCTGAATGGAATCTCTTGCCGTCCAAGACTCCAAACGTGATACCGTCAACGACACTAACGCAGTCGAATCCCTTCTGCGCAATGGTTTGATTACGCCTTGTCACTTTGTTGTACACGAGTCCAACCTTTCCTGCTTTCATTTTTTGGCTATTCGGATTTGAGTGGTGAAAGTCTGGGCCGGATCGATCTTCCTTCGAGAAGCGGATGGATCGATTCACAAGTGGCATCGGATTTGGCCTTCCGCTCTTGGCGCGGATAGCCCCGTACCAGGCCAACAGGCGAACCAAATCCTGCCTCTTAAGCGATAGCGCTGGGGTGTCGTAGTACACAACGCCCTTACGTAGTTCGGTCCCCTGCGCAGCACGAGCGATAGTTGTTACTAAAGCAGGCATTTTACAAGTCTGAGAAAACCAGAGTGCTGGCGTCTGCTCTTAAAACACCAGCACCAGGGATTTTAGCAATCTTGACTTCTGCGGCGGCGTTCGCAAACACGACGTACTCCAACCAGGGGATAATCTTCTTTGCCAACCAGTTGGTAGGCCCGTCGAGCCCCGGCCCCGCGCCGATCACAGCAATGGTCCGTTGGAACTTACCTGTAGTCAAGTTGACCGTGGCGCTCAGCCTCCCTTTGGTTGTTTCCATAGTAACTACCGCGTTGTTGTCGAGCAAAAACATACTGGCTGTTCGCAGTACTTCCAGTAGATCGCAGGCTTTGACCGTAGCCAGGGGCTTGACCTTACCCCCCGCTGTCAACATTTTGACGCATCCATCTTTGGGGTACTTGTCCAGGTCAGCTACCAATGGTTCATAGACAACGCCATTATTGAGCACAGCCCCTATACCACTAGTATCAACCCCAACCTGCCCGTCGTTTGCCAGTACACTAGCAACGGACGCCGGAAGGAAGAAATCAGACGTAACCGGCCCTCCCACGCGCATCATAAAAAGCGTATCGGTGGAAACAACACCGAGTTCTTTGGAAAACCAAATAGCATTCACATGATCCGATCCGGCCATGTCGGGCAGATATTTGACCGCAGTCTTAAGCGCGATCTTGTGCTCTGCCGTTAAGCTGATTACGCTCTTCGGCACCCATGACTCGTAGCCTGTAATCGGAGTGTGTGGCGCAACTTCAAGTCGTTGCCCAGATCGTAGTACGAGCTTATCTTTGTAAAACAGCTCCAGATCCTTGCCGGTTGCCGTATCCAGGAATGCCTTAAATGCCCGGCGCTCTGCAAACGCTGTCCAGACACCACCTTCATTTCCGGTCACTCTTGCCTCAGCCCAAATCAGCCCGGTCAGCGTCATAGTGAGTTCCGACTTATTCACCCGCAAGCGGACATACTGACTACTCTCGGCACTAGGGCTAACGGCTACGTTGGAACAAACGGCCAGCGCAGCACGAGCTTCTTCGATAGATATTTTCATGTTCCCCGCTCATCATCCTTTATTTTGCTTACCCACAGCCATTTTTCATTGATCACCAATATTATACTGATTCAATCTTCGGCACGGCAGTCTGTCGGGGCATAAGCGGCTGCACTCAGGAGCGTTTGGATTGTACCCGTGCAGCTTTACCTGGGCTAGCACATGCAGCTCTTCCGGTTTACCAAAACAGGATTTAGCCCGTGGCTGCAACTGCATCTTCCGATAGCAACTACTGCATACAAGAGTGTCCAGTTGGTACTCCCCTTGCAGGATGTCTTCCTCGCTATACCGAACGGCGCAAAGCAGACATTCGAGCGTCTTAGCCTGCGGGTTATTTCCACCAGCCACGCTAGCACCATCCGGTGTAGAGAGGGGATGGTTTTACACCAGCTACCCCATTCCAATTGATCCTGGGGCTCCGTAGGGCCAGGAAATTAGGCGTCATGCCACCACCCCGCGATACACCAGCTGGAAATCCCGATAGGTGGCACCACAGGCTTTGGCCGTTGCTCGTAACTCATAAGCCGGGACAGTCTTAACCGGCTTACCGTTGAACAGCCGATCCAGGAAGTCTCGCGTTGCATCTGAACCAAATTCGATCACGTGCTCGACTGCATCTTTGGCGGCACGAAGCTCCTCGCTACTGTTGGGAGCGGCGTACCTGTCCAATACCGTAGACTTTTGGCTATCACCTGTTAGGGCGTCACCTTCAACCATTTCCATAGTTCGCTTCTGCACACGGAACCGGGCAGTGATAGTTTGACACTTACGATCTGCCACCCAATACACCCAAGTCACCTCCTTGGATTTTTTGGGGTCATATCTAGCCTGCACTTTCCAGACGTGCATCACTACATCACTGATCATGTCATCCAAATCGTAGGAAGACTTTACGTGAGTCGGCAGGCATTTCCAGTAGCTCAGGCAACGCTGAGCGATGCAGGATAAGTGTTTATGAGCTAGACAAGCGGCGTCCTCATTTTGCTGACTGGGAGCGGTGTCGGGATTACGTTTCTCAGGGCGGGGCACGGTTGTTCTCCAGTAAAGAAGCTCCCACTCAAGGATAGGAGCGAATTCAAACCATATACGGCGCAGAACTTTTCAAAGTTATGCTTGCTTAACTGTTTATCAAGCCAGCCCTGCGTTGCCGAACCATCAAGGCTAGAGAAATCAAGGGACGCACCGGCAAAGCGAAAATCTTTACGAGTGTGGGGTAGGTCAGCGGCCATGTAGGACCTCTGAATTGCACGCCAAACAGGTTTGTACTTTTCATTCTTGGCGCGGAAGTCCTCCGGCTGGTCCTCCCATTCCAAATATGGGGAGACACCGGCCTTCACCAGTTTAAGCGCGGTTTTTGGCCCCATGCCTTTCATCGGCTTAATATTGTCGCTCTTGTCACCACCCAGGGCCAGATAGCGGCTCCACAGTTGTATGGGTATGCCAAACTCTTTCTCCACGCCGGATTGAGTAATAGTAAGGAATTTCCCACCGGACTTTTTGGGGGCTAAAATGCTGACGCGGTTGCTAAGCAACTGGTAGAAATCCTTGTCGGTAGACAGAATCAAAATGTCACCAGGAATCTCATGCGCCAGAATGCCAATTGTGTCATCGGCCTCCAGTCCCATTACCGCCCTGTTGCTGTACCCAAGCATGTTGATAGCGTCATGAAGTGGCTTCAATTGGCTTACAATTTTAGGCCATTCCTCGTTGTTGTGGATACGGGTCGCTTTGTATCCATCCAGGAAGCTCTCCCGCCAGTTGTGCGGTTTGGCGGCGTTAAGAACCGGGATGCCATGATCCCACACCACTACCAGTTTCTTAGAGACAGACTCGCGCAAGTTGTGTATGGTGTTCAACACACCATGGATGACACCAGTAGGTCTATCGTAACTGTCGCTAAGATGCTGATGAGAGAAGTGCATCCTGAACACAAGGTTCATGGCGTCAATGAGCACAACCGGGGAGCTAGACGTTGGCAGTCTCCTCGTTAACCATTTGAGTCATAATGTCTCGGTAGGCAAACCGAATTGCCCGTAGACGCAGCTCTGGTGTCTCAGCAACAATGTTCCATTCTAAAAGCAAGGCGTCGGCGCTGCGCTGAATATGGGGGCTATTGGCGGCGGCATCAGCCATTGCGTCGAGAAGCTCTGTATCGCTCATTGAATGTTTGCTCTCCTTATTTTGAGTCAAGCCCTTCGAACGATCTTGATATCTGGATCGTGGATAGTACGCCGTTCCCTCGAAAGGGTAGCCGTGAAATTTTCCCTGTAGTGTGCAGCCCCGGCCCCGATGCTTTGGATTGCCTGTTGTATCACCGACTCAACAAAAATGAGGGTCATCACCAGAAGTCGAATCGGTGTATGCCCCCATAGGCAGCGAAGCAGCACAGACGCAACCAAAAGCGTAAACAGACCAGCTTCAACTGTATCCTTGGTCATCATGCCGCACCCCGGTAAATCTGGTTGTTGACGATTTTGGAAATAGTCGTTTGGGAAATTTCGTATGCCCAGGAAAGCTCCATCTGCGTCCATCCGCGCCGATGCAGGCTACGGATTTTTCGTGCCTGAGCCATTGTCAGCCGCGCAATGGGGCTGACCACATCTCGTTTTTTAGCAGTTGCCATAGCGGTTTTAATGATATCATAATTCACGCTTGCCAACAATTAAATTTTGCCGCATGGTGAATGACCAGGAAACCGGCCTAAGCAAGAGGTTTTGAATCTGCTCCAGTGGGGCGTCGTCAGCAGGCTGATCCACCGGCCAAACAACACTTACGGGCATATCCAGGTCCTCTGCAATCTTGGCGAACCCCTTACGGCCTACACTGTCTATATCCGGGTACAGGATCACCCGCTCACATTTACTGTCACGCAGCTGCGCTGCCTGAGATTCTGTTAGGCTGTGCCCTAGCAACGCCGCTGAGTTGTGCTTTGTGACCTGTTGGATGCGAAGTGCTTTGACGGTGCCCTCGCTGAGAATTACGGTGTGTGCCTGTGGGTCAAACCCGTAGAGGTACTTGTCCCCGTGGCTGGTTAAGTATTTTGGCTCTCCGTGCCCAGTAAAGTCGCGGGAATTGATGCCTACTAGCTTACCTTTTGCATATAACGGAAACACGATACGATAGGCGTATCGTCCGGTGTAGCTTACCCCAATTCGGTAGTCACGGATCTGCTCTTTGGTGATGCCTCGCTTCAAAATATACTGAAGTGCCTGCCGGTCCAAGTCGTCAGTAGCATGAGTCAATGTTTGGAAGTCCGTTGGCAGCTCAACCCGTTCTTCCGGCGCGGCCTCATACTTATCAAACCCTTCCACGGCCTCAGTAATGCCAAATTGCCGAAGGACAGCAAATACCCCTTGGCGGCGAGTCCAGTTACAGTGAAGGCATTTTCCCCACCCTAGTTTGACGTGGATAGCCAAACGGAATTTATTGTCCCCTCCAGGGCAGAACGGGCAACACACGCTTACCTTGAGCCGGTCACCTGATATGCGATAGGGAATATGACGCTTTAGAAGGGACTGTTCAAATGTCATTTCAAAAACATCCGGTAATAAACACGGAGTATCTCTGTCCAAATGAATTGGAGATTGCTGCGCCAAGTGACTCCAGCGTAACCACCTTGTTGAATTCCTAATTTCATAAAAGAGCTACCTGCTTCTGTTTTAACCGGCGAACCGCTAGCTCACAGAATTTTTCCTCAATCTCGATGCCAATGGCCCGGCGACCAGCTTGCTTAGCAGCTAGCAGAGTGGTGCCAGAGCCCATGTAAGGGTCTAACACTAAGTCTCCAGGGTCTGTAGACTTTTGAATTGCCAGCAGCATCAGTGCCACTGGCTTCTGCGTCGGATGCTCGTATGTAGATGGAGGATCTGTAGGAACGCTCCAGACATTCCCGATTCGTTTGCCTCGTAGCTTATGCCTACCTTTTATTGCATAAATGAGAAACTCATGGCTAGGAGAGTAGCCACTTTTCAAGTCACCCATACCCCCACCGGGCTTAAACCATACAATACAGTCCTTAACGTGCAATAACTCCCCCACAGCTTGCTCCCAATAGGGCCACACGTCCCACCGGGTTGCAATATAGGCCGCGCAGCCGTCTTCCAAACGATCAACAGCCTGACCAATCCAAGCAGTGTCAATTACAGCATCATTCTGAATTTTGTTAAACTTGGAAGTAGCAGTACGGGAGTTAGACCTAAAATTTATCCCATACGGCGGGTCTGTCAAAATCAGGTTTACTTTAGGAAGCGTAAGGATAGCTGCTCGGCAGTCACAGTTGTAGATTACAATTCCCTTGCCATCGTCGTAGTATGGTTTCATATCACATCCACAACATGATTTTTAGCTTCTGCGTAAGTGGCGTCCCTATCGTAGACCAGAGCCCTTGATAAATCTGGCACCAACTCACAACCCACGTCCATAATGTCATTCTTGTGTGCGGCCACGTAGAGATAATAGCTGTTGTCCGTCCAGTCCCCCTTACCTAGAGACAGAGCGCAAGACACCTTATGAATTTTGGTGATGTCTTCACCGATCCGATCCCCAGTCAAAATCTTGGCCGTACGTGTACCGCGTTGGGTCTGCGCTGCGGTCCAGCCATACTGGTTATATTGCGCCATGAAAGCCCTGCCGTCACGGTAGACCTCATCCAGCTCAAAGCGTTTTTCCTTATACTGCCGGGCCGGGCGTATCTCAGCATCGTAGTCCACAATGGTTGCGTCGGGAATGAACCCCTTATCCCGCAACGTAAGCCATATCTGCTCAATCTTAGACCAAGTAGTGCCGCCCTCTGTACCATCGTAAATTTCGATGTTCTGCGCCATGTCACCAAACGCAGCAATCTTCTTGCGAAGCGTCTCCGGTTTGATATGCAGGTTCTTGATAGGAACGCCGGATATGATAGAGTCTAGCCGGTCCTCAACACGCTTACGAGGGTCTTCCAGGGTGACATACAAAACTTTCAGGCGCTGAATCGCGTAGGCTACAGCCAGCCATAACAGGAAGAAGCTTTTGCCACGTTTCCAAGGGGCCAGCACCAATCCCAATTCTCCGGGGCCGACAGTTTTAACCATGGAATCGAGCGGGTCAATCAAAGTCCAAATTGAGCGGGTATGCAACGCTTCCCGTTTGCGCCGGGCGTTGCGGTCCCCAACTGTTTCGAGGAAGCTTACCGTGGTAACACCACCATTTGTAGCTGAAAGTGCCTTGGCGCTAACCTCCCGCCACTTCTCCGGGGTTAACTGATCGGTGCTCAGTAGGTCAACCAGATCCTGTACGGAGGCTGCAATTAGCCGCTGCCCTTTGAACCGAACTACCTTTTCAACCAATGCGTCGGCTGATTCAGGAACGATTTTAGACAAGTATGCCATGTACAACTTCAGCTGCCCTACATGGCTTGCCCCCAAGCTTATTTGCTCGGCGTACTCCAAGGTGTCAGCACGGAGCAGCGACCCGATAGGCTTGTGATACTTGGAATAGTATTCCAGAGCCCTCCCTGCAATAATGCGACGGGAACGGCCATTTTTCATGCCACTCACCGGATTGAAATCATTGGCTGTAAGAAGACCAGCGCAGTCCTTAAGTGTCTTGTAGTCGCTGACCAGCAACGTAGTCAAACGGTCTTGAAACTCCTCGTCGTCCCACCATCTCTCGGCTGGCTCCATTTATCTCGTGCCCTGCCAAACAACTTTTTCAAAGTGCTCACAGCATATAGAGCAGTAGAATATGTCTACCGCTTTGAATAGACGTCCTCGGTTTTCTGTTCTCAGGAACACCCAATTATGCTTATGTTCGATGGGCGATGCAGGATAATTCATATATGCGTCTTTAGCTTTCTGAAGTTTCGATTGCATTCCGGTACGGATTCGTAAGCCTTGCGCCGCAACAATATAGCCTGATTGTAACGAGCTACAAACTGCGCGGGGTTTTCATAGTCAATGTGCTTGATAGGGGGCTCTGGCTGGCGCTGCCGGGCTGCGCGGAAGTTCTCCTGGTTGGGGAATTCATGAATGATGGCTTCTTCAAGCCTGCGCCGGGCGGTTTCCCCCGTAATCATAGCAGCTGGCAGACCCAAGGTGATAACAAGAGGATTGCGCCGTCTTTGAAAGCGATAGGTGCGTAGTAAGGTAGACAAAATGAAGGTAAGTGAAACACAGTAGCGTTCACACCACACTTTAAGGTTGTACAACTGGAATGCTGGCGCGGGGATTGCGCGGCTGGTTTGCTGGCCCGGACGCTCCTGTGCAAACTCACCAGGAATGTAGACTATAGTGCCGGGAGGCCATGGAGGAAGATTCTTCTCAGCAAGCTGCTGATTCTCCACCTGAAGTAAAGCCTGTTTGATCTGCGCGTGCCACTGGCGTATCTCAGCTCTCAGTTCCAAACGTATGTTCACTGTAAGATTATACCGTTTATAAGTTTCTCGCCCTTACCGCGCAGGAACCCGTTTGGTATCGAGCACACAAGAATCCGATCTTGTTATCCTGTTCTCTTGCCAAACATTCTGGGAATGGAAGGCTACTCACGCTGCCGCTGTAACTGGCGCTCCTGATACGCCCGCCGATATTCCTTTAATTTATCCTGGTTCTTTGCCTGCCACCTCGAAGCATATTCCCTCACCTTGTCTGGGTGCGCGGTTACCCAAGCTTTCTGAACGGCACGACTGTGATCAATATGTTTATCGCAATACTCCTTGTGAGCTTTAGTATTGCATGCACGACACCGGCGTGCAGCTATATTATTGGCTTGCATAGCCATTGCTGGAACTGCTTGGTGGCATCGAGAGCAATACCCGTGATTTATTTCAGCAAGCCATTTCCGTACTTTTGCGGAATTAAGCGGGTAAGCTACGATTCGCGCCTTCTTTACACGCGACTGGCGCGGAACATCAATAATCATTTCGGCTGGAGCCCGCTTGATAATCTGTCGGACTCTTTCACGGCAGATGCTGTACTTATCACCAATGGTTTGCAAAGTCTGATGGTCACGCCGCATTGCTAAAATATCTGCAAGGCGCGTGTCCACATTTTTCTCCCTGTTCCCATTGACAGAGCCCAAAATCAGTTCTTTCATCGAGGATTGGACTATTAGGTTTCTAACTGCACTAATGCTCATGCCCAATCGTGACCCAATCTCTCGATACGTTTCTCCACAAAGGCGGGCAGGAACAATATCTGCCAACAGGCTACAGGCGAGTTTACGATGGTCGGCGTGGGTCATGGATAGATTATACGGCGAAAGTTAAAAATCTCTCCCTAAAGCTTATGTTGACATGAATACCGGATTGGGGTTATGATTCCAATCAGACCGGGGTAGCTCCCTGGTGCTTAGCTGTGAGGGCGGGTCCTGCAACTCAGGGCTTGACCCGCCACACGCCCCTGAGTAGCTTAAAGTGAACTCAAAAAAGCTAACCCGCCTCCCCGACACGCAGCAAATCAAAACCAAAAACTCTCCTACCGCAGTTGAGCCCGTCACCCGACGTGTGGCTCCTGAAACCGTTTCGCAGTGGCTGCGTCGATTGGCCCTCACGACGATTGAGAAGCAAAAATGATGCGGTCCTACGAGTTGCGGTTGAAGCCGACGCGAGCGCAAAAGGAAGCCTTCGCAAGGATTCTACTCGATTCGCAGGAAACCTATAACGCCTGTCTTCAGGAGCGGAAAGAAGCGTGGAAGCTCCAACATAAGAGCGTCACATACAACGATCAGTGCGCGGAGTTAACACAATTACGCAAGGATGTGCAGTTCGCCACGATTGCAGTGGACATCCAACGTGAGCCGCTGCGCCGGGTTGACCGCGCTTTTAAAGCATTCTTCCGCCGTTGCAAATCTGGCGATAAGCCCGGATTTCCACGCTTCAGATCTAGGGACCGCTATACTTCTTTCGCTTGGCACTCGCCTAGACTTCATGGAGATTCGGTTCTAATCCCGAATCTTGGGCACGTGCGATTCAAAGCACACCGGGAGATCACAGGCACAGCCAAGCAGGTGACAATTAAGCTGAACGGCAAGAAGTGGGTTGGGCGCGTGGTGTGCGATATTGGCCCTGCTCCAGAGAAGTGCGTTGTCTCGCGTCCAGTCGGAATAGACCTTGGATTGACCACGTTCGCTACATTGTCGGATGGCAGTGAGGTCCAGAATCCACGTTTCGTAAGGCAGCACGCGCAACGGATTGCACGGGCGCAAAAGAACCTAGCGCGAAAGAAGCGCGGCAGCAAGAACCGGATCAGGGCGAAAGAACAGGCGCGGCGTGCATATCAACGTATGTCCGATGCCCGCAAGAACTTCTGCCACCACGTTTCAAAAGCATTGGTTGGGCGCTACGACTTGATCGCGCACGAAGACTTGAAGATCACAAATATGGTTAAGGGAAACCTTGCCAAGAGTATTTTGGACGCTGCTTGGGGACAACTTCTGTTTCAACTTTCGTACAAGGCAGAATGCGCCGGGCGTTATATTGTGGCAGTAAACCCAAGGGGTACGACACAGAGATGTAGCCGCTGCGGTGAAATCGTACCAAAGGGGCTTGCAGATCGCTGGCATGAGTGCCCACACTGCGGCCTGTCATTGAACCGTGATCACAATGCGGCACTAAATGTTTTAGCGCTTGGTAGGAGTGCTGTCGAAGTTTTGGCAGAAGGGTCAAAGTGACCCACTACCCATACCTCCATGGGTTCTACAGAGCTTATGGGGAAGGGATCTGCGCGGAGCACCGATTAGGGATCTGTGCGGCTCCAGCTGAAAACATGATATCGAGCGGCTTAAGGGCTTCTCGACGGTTGCTTCACGGGACAGCTTTACCGAGTGAAAACAACGGCCCGTTGCTGTACAGGATTACCCACATAGGCAGGGAAGCATACCTAGCCGCAGACGAAAACAACTGGAGGATCATTCCCTTCAGTCCTGGCAACGAGACGCTAGTCGATGCGTCAATCACCACCCGCGTCCAGGTCCACGTCAATAGGCTTATAGATACTAAGTCTGGGGCTTTATGCAAGAATCCTTCGATCATGTTCCACGTAGGCTGGTCTGAACTGTCTAAGAATCTCTTTCCCAACGCTTCTAAATCCAATACAAGATAGAAATAACTGCTTTCTCTATCTTGTATTGGATTTAACTTTTAAGCGGGCTGGCAGGGCCTATTGACAGGGGAGGGTGGTGTGCGTCTAAGCAAGTTCAACATGTGCCGATGTTTCAAAATCCGTATAATAAAGCCATGGAAAACCTTGAAACCGTTTGTGACCTATGCGCTCCCAACGATCAACCATACATTCGTGTGGAGACGTTGTGTGTAAGCCATCGTGCCGACTACGAAGAAGCCGCCACTCCGACAATTCATGAGCAGATTCAAAACCTTGATCACATCATTAGCAGCCTGCTACGTGTTCGCAGTCTGCTGCTTACTGCCGCTGGTGGGTATCACCCGGAGGAAGCCTTGGTGCAAGCTAAGAATCAGTTAAGCAGGGAGGCCGCACTGCTGGCTAAAATTGCAGTACAAATTGGTGCTTTGTAGCTAAAATGCCGATATTTGCATTCGGGAAATATAAAGGCTTGGAATATAGCGAAGCCGATGAAGAGTATCTGCAATGGATGATTGACGCCAAGCTCAAAGAAATCAAAGGCTACCAGGATGAGCTGGACCGTCGTGCTATGGCAAAGGAAGCCAGTCTGTCGATGTCTGAAAAGATAATTACCGCTGGCTATAAGGCGTTAGCAATGAGTTTACACCCTGATAAGGGCGGCAGTACGGTTCAGTTTCAGGAACTTAAGGCCAGCTATGACCAGTTGAAGGATGTTATGAACGCGGTCAAAGCTTCTGTGGAGGAAAAATGATGACTGACGATTTGACTACGCGGGCATCTAGCCCAGCCCAGATGGATAAACTACGGCGTGCCATGTTGGATAAGTTTGCCCCGTCTAGGAGTGCTGGGTCTTACCCATCTACTTCTTGTTTGCTACTCGACCGAAGTGGATCAATGTGTTGCCCGGTTGGTGATCGTTCCTTCCGATCTACCAGGATTGAGGAGCTTCGTAAGCTATCCAAACAGTTTCCTGGTGTGCGCCGATTTCAGTATAACGGTTACATTCAGGAACTTCGGCCAGATGATGAAATTGGGGACGCAGACGGGGATAACAATGAGCCCCTAGCTTTCAACACTTTGAAGAAAGCGGGCATCACTCATTGCGTTATGATTACCGATGGCGGCGCGGATGACCCGCCAAAAGCTTTGCTGGCGGCTATTGGGCTTAAGATCGACGTGTTTTACGTTGGGCCAGACCCGGTACCAAAATTTCTTCGTGATTTGGCAAAGCAAACAGGTGGTGAGTATGGAAGCGCCAGTCTATCCGCTATTAAAGAACTGGGGCAAGCTATTACTCAGCGTTTGGGGCTTCCCGCGCCTGTGGGGAAGAAAGGGCCAATAGCGTTGTGAAGGAACAAACGATGCTGATAACGAAGGTACTGCAACCGGAACAGTTGACGGCTGTGCGGATGGCGGAATTATGTTTCACCCAGCCAGAATTCAAGCTCGACCCCAGTGACACGGACTATTATCGTGTCAAACAGTATCGGATCAATATGATGGAGAACCTGTTAGACGGGCTAGTGGGAGCGAAGATACTGGGAGCGGATGGCAAGGTCGAAAGGGGTGAAGTACGACAGCATGGAAGGTCGGGCTCTACTTGCGGAGGAGGCGAAAGGAGCCCTTTAGATGCAGGACTTTTGGAAGTGGGGGTGGAGCCATCCGGGATACCGTTCCCTCCGAAGGGGTGGAAAATTATCCAGCCTTACGGGAACGGATACGCATTGCAATGTGGCGGAGTCCGCGTCCTGATTGATTGTGAGCAGAAGACCGACGGCGCGTACTGGGTCCACGTGAGCTTTTCACGGAAGAATTGGACCCCATCGCATGAGGACGCCTGCAAGGTCAAGCAGGACTTCCTCGGAGACAGGTACGCGTATGCGGTCTATCCTCCCAAGGAAAACTACGTAAATATCCACAGCCATTGCCTTCACATATGGTCCCGATGTGACGAGGACAACGGGCTTTATCTGCCAGAGTTCAGCGCCATGGTGGAAGGTATCGGGCGCTCGATATGAGCCAAGACCTAGCAGGCGTTACCGCCGACTCGCGCCCAGGGGCTGAAGCTGGAGGCGGCGCTGAAGCTCCATGAGTTTTTCGTATGCTCTATAACAAACTACCCGGCTCTTGACATAGTTTTTCGTATGTTCTATAACAAATTAGCTACAGGCTACGGCGTCTTATTGGTGCCCAGGTTCCTTAGTCACCCTTGCCCCCCGTGTCTAAAAAAATAAAATCAACCCTCCTTCGCGGTTCTGAGCTGATTGCCGCGCTTCAATTTTCTTCACTTCCTGTGAAGTTTGCTTCTGACTCTTTTCAGTCCCATCACATTTTAAGCGCAGGGCAGGCTCTGCTCATGGTGAAGAGTGGTGTGTATGAAGGCAGCTTTCGCGGAGGGCGCATCCGGTTCATTCGGGAAATCGACACTCGTATACCAGCAGTGGCTCAGTTTAGCTACTGGGATGACCGGGCAGTGATCAAGTATTGGGGCTCACACAGCTATCGGGATAAGTTCCCCGTATGTGAAGGGAAGAACTACTGGCCTGCGGCAAGAACCCCTGTAACGGCTGCCCCGTGAAACCACCGGCTATATAGCCAATCGCGCCGTTCGACGCAACCAGAGCCACAGAACAGCCAGCAATGGGCAATTGTGGTAGGGTCTGTAAATGATCCAGCTTATCCTCCACTTGATCGGCGACTACATCACCCAGTCCGACTGGATGGCGCGGAACAAGATGCACAGCAACGTAGCGGCGATCATGCACGCGACCGTCTACGCGCTTCCGTTCCTTTTGATTGGAAGCCCACTCGCGGTGTTCGTTATCTGGTGGACGCACTTCTGTATCGACCGCTTCCGGCTGGCGAAGTACGTCGTGTTCGCAAAGAACTGGATTGGATGTTTCGATTACCTGAAGCCGCGATGGGAAGAGTGCAATGGCACCGGCTACCCGCCTGGAGTCCCGGCGTGGATGGCCGTGTGGCTTCTCATCATCGCTGACAACACGTTGCACCTGACCATCAATTGCTTGGCGCTGAAGTTCCTCTAACGCCGGAAATCAGCCGACAAAATTCGCTGCGGATCTTTACACATTTGACCATTACGAGAAAAAATGAAAATGAGGATTGAGCTTATAGCATACGTCTGTCATGAGGCAAACAAGGCTTACTGTGAGTCTATTGGGGACTATACACAAAAGCACTGGCAGGATGCCGAGCCTTGGCAGGTGATATCAGCTATTAAAGGTGTGGAGTACGCGCTCAATCATATCGACGCACCGGCATCTGCTCAGCATGAGGCATGGTTACAGGCGAAACAGCTTGACGGTTGGACGTATGGGCCGGTAAAGGATGTGGCTAAGAAGGAGCATCCGTGCATGGTGCCCTATCGTGAACTACCTGTTGAGCAGCAAATTAAAGATAGTTTGTTTCAGGCGATAGTATGGGCACTGCCTGAACCTACATATTAAGCACCTTATGTCAGCAAAGCTTAAGAAATCAAATCCTTCTTCTTCAGTTCAACCAAAGGTCGTTAGCGTTAGGCAGGATAAGCGAGGGCGAAGCACCCGGCACCCGATAGACGTGAAATCCAAACTGCGTGAAGATGAAGCAGTGCAGTTGAGGATTGCCGGGCTATCGTTCCGCGCAATTGGAGATAAGCTGGGTGTAAGCGATGTTGGCGCAATGAAGATGGTTCAACGCGCCCTCGATCATATCGAAACAAACCTAGCGGAGAAGCGGCCTCACCTAAGACAGATTGAGTTGGAGCGGTTGGAGAAGCAGCACAACAAACTGTGGGAACGGTTAGACGCCACTCCAAATGATTTGTTCCTGCATGATCGGCTGTTGAAGATTGGTGAGAGCCGCAGAAAGCTATTGGGCCTTGACGCACCTACGAAGGTTGAAGGATCAGAGGATGGCACGCCCATTCTGTTGAAGCTGACCAAATCGGATGAAACACTTTAACCGTGCCCACAATCCCTGAAACAGAAAGTCTGCTTACTGAGCGGCAGCGTGAAGTGAATGCGTTGCTATCCGGCCCGCAACGCCATACCAAGCTGGTGGGCGGTGCTCGCTCTGGTAAGACTGTTCTGTTCATCCGCGCCATGATCATGCGGGCATTGAAGGCTAAGCAGACGCGGCACGTTGCATTACGGCTGAAAGCTATCCATGCTCATGAAGCAATCTGGCTGGATACGTTGCCATGGGTAGAGCGGAAGTTCTTCAGCGGCGTCCGGTTCACCCCATGTGAAGGTTGCTACCACCGGCTGAGCAATGGATCAGAGATATGGGTGGGCGGGCTAGATGATAAGGAAAGAGTGGAGCGCATTCTTGGCAAACAGTACTCTACGATTTTCTTCAATGAGTGCAGCCAGATTTCCTACTCGTCAGTCCTGACCGGCCTGACACGTTTGGCCCAGACATCCCCCCACATCATTCAGCGTGCTTACTACGATTTGAACCCCACCACCACTGTTCATTGGACCTATAAGCTGTTTGAGCAGAAGAAATATCCTCACAACAACGAGAGCGTGCCTGATCCTGAGAATTACGCTTTCGCCCACATGAACCCGGAGGATAACAAGGCAAACCTGTCCCCTGAGTTCTTGCAGAGCATGAAGAACGCTCCCACGCGCTACCGCCAACGTTTTTACGAGGGCAAGTATGTTAGCGAGCTGCCCGGCCAGTTGTGGCGGATTGAGGACATTGAAACAGGTCGCATTTCCAAAGACAACCTGCCCCCATTCAAGCGTATCGTGATTCCTGTTGATCCTTCGGGAGCCAGGAGTGTCAACGATGTGAAGGCTGACGCTATCGGGATTGTGCCGGTGGCTGAAGGCATGAATGGACACTTCTACGTTCTTGAGGACTTGACCGGCATATACAGCCCAGAGCAGTGGGGTAAGATTGTCCGCGATACTTACGACCGGCTTGCGGCTGACCGTGTGGTTGGTGAACGCAATTACGGTGGGGATATGGTGCGTGCAGTTATCCAGTGGGGCAAGAAGGGGTATGCCTATAAGGAGACTACATCATCCAAAGGTAAAGTGTTGCGTGCTGAACCTGTAGCGGCGCTATACGAGCGTGGCCTTGTTCATCATGTTGGTTACCTGCCTAATCTTGAAGAGGAGATGTTGAGTTTCATCAATGGCAGCTACCTTGGTGAAGGCTCTCCAAACAGAGTTGATGCGCTGGTATTTGGGCTGACTGAGTTGGCCGGTATTGCTAAGCACGATCTGTTTGAACTTGGCTTGGTGACTCGCGGTGACTTTGAAAGCGACTCTGGTGAGCATTCCAAATGGAATGATGGCTCCTCGGCGCTTCTTAGCCGATGGAGCAATGGGCCGGATCAAGGCGGCTATTAGCTGGCTGGTTTCCAGTATAATTAGGTGGTTGTTGCAGAGGGAAACAATGACAGTACTCGAAGTAGCAACGCAAATCTTGGCTAATCAAACGGCGCAACAAGCGCAGTTAGACTTGATCACGCAGACTTTGCAGCTGATCTTTAACGCAGTTGCAGGACCCGCCACACCCGTCGGTGTGGTAATTGCATTTACAGAAGGAGTAAAACTTATGGCAAAGAAAGCAGTAGGAGCAGCAGTTGATTTCACGATTTTGGATAATGGCACCGCGACAGCAACCCTTTCATTTGTTGATGCGCTGAGCGAACCCACGGTGCTCCAGATCGGCGCGACGGTTTCAACCGCCTGGACTTCGAGCGACCCGGAAATTGGCGTCGTTGGAAGCGCAGATGGAATGAGCGCGGCGCTTAATGCCATTGTGAGCCCTGGTGCTTCGTTGTCCAAGGGTGTTGTGATTACGGCAGTGGTTACGGTTACCAATGCCGACGCTAGCGTGCTTGGACCTTTCACGGCGACGGGCGACCCCATCGACGTGATTGCTGGTGGACCGGCTGGGGTTCAGATCGCAGAAGCGTAGGACCTTACAGCGGTAGCATATTTTAATCCTCTACCCGGCGTAAAAACCGGGTAGGGCAAAAACGAGGCATGGAATGATATTTCTTTGTGGGGTACTGGTTGGTGTAGTTGCTGGTGTAGCGGGCGTAATGTTCAATCATTACCATAAGCAATGTGCTGAGGAGTTTGATCTTACTTGTCAAAAATGTTTATGCAGTCGAAGTGATGATGTGCTTGGCGGCATGTGCCGTACCCCCGGCTGTGACGGGGTGATTACTGAGCAACCAAAATTTTCTGACGTTACCGTTGAACTGCCAGAGTTGATGACGTGTGGGCGGCGACATGAGACGAGCGGTCCTAACCTTGATCACTGGAACAAGTTCAAGACTAATGGTAATCGAGTGTGTTCCTATTGTGGATCACTTCACCCCGATGATCTGTTTGATTTGGTGAAGCAGAGTTCTGAGGCACCGCTTGAAGCACCCTATAACTCCGTGATTGAAGTGGAGCCTAGTGACAAGAGCTACAAGGTTTACATTCACCAACCGGGTGTTCGTAATGCCATGGAAGGCGGCATCAAGTTCTACACTCACCATCTTCCGCGTGACGCCAAGGGAAATCTAGCCGTTACACAACAGCGTCAGGATGAGTATGCTACCGCTGTAAGGCATTCTAATATTCGATTTGAGCGGGACATAATGTCGCGTGGCCGGGTTTCCCAGTGACAGCGCAGCGCGGTGCAGCTTTGCGGCAGCAACATGAGGACCTGAAGAATACACGGCAGCGTGGCAGCGAGGCACCCAACCATAGCGCGTCTGTTGCTTATCTGAAAGCGCTGGAAGCCGAAATGAAAAGGGTTCAGACGGCGCTCGACGAAGCATGGGTCTGGATTGATGATAGTAAGAACTTTCGTAAGTGTAGCAGTCACATGGACCGGGCGCAGCAGAGGCTGCATCGCGTTGTAAAGAAGATATCGAAACGAAGGAAGGTCTGAATGGGGAAGACTGACTACGTAATTGTAGTGCGAACTTCTGAAGGGCTGGTTAAGTTGAGAGTTAGCACGATACTACTTTTGGCTGATCCTTTCCGGGTTAGAACTATTGATGGTCGGGAGTTCAGCGTATACGCCGATGATTGGGGTAGAGTAGAGAGTGAATTCTACTCCTTTTTTAATGGCGGTCTTCCTCCTGATGAAGGGTTTATTCACTAGGGGCATGGAATGATATTTCTTTGTGGGGTACTGGTTGGTGTAGTTGCTGGTGTAGCGGGCGTAATGTTCATTGCGCTAAACCGTTACCATAAGCAATGTGCTGAGGAGAGTAAACGATTGAAGGGGGCATGGGCCGGTCAGTTGGGGGCTAACCGTGACCAGTATGGTAGGTGGGTGCAGTAAAAGGGACTCCTCAAAGACCCTGTGGAAAATGTGAAGGTAGGGATTATGACGAACGTGATTAGCAGATTAGCAGCGTGGCAGTGGGACACCCCGAATAGTTCTTGGAGTATCAGTAGTTCCAATTCGGGTCTGGTACTCAGCTTGCGAGACGGAAATAGTCGAATTGACGCGGAACTGACATCAGCTCAGATTGCGTTTGCCAAGTTTGACATCTTGGAGTCTGAAGTCAACACTAGCATCAAAATGCTGGCTGAGGCCGTTGCATGACAATCCAATATCTGTACATGATCGACGGAGTTTCCGTTCCCAAGCACATCTATGAAAGGCGCAAGCTGTGGGGTGAGCATTCTGCACGCTTCTGGGTGACTGAGAAAAATATCCAACAGCCGCAAGTGGATCGACGAAGGTCATGACACCGCAGGACCCAATTCAAGTTGACCCTAGTTTGAGGAAGGCCAACGTCGCAGTAGGAACTACGTCTCATTGGTATGAACTGAACTGGCTTATTCCGTTTAGGGACTTGCTGCTGGTTGCTGGAGGGGCGGTTACCTGCTACGGCATATACGGTGTGTACCCGCCACTAGCTTGGGTGAGCGCTGGTGTGGGGATGATGCGTTTGGCATGGTTGATGGGGAAGAAATGACTGCATCCGACGAAGTGAAAGCCGCCATTGCTGCATTTCAGCAAGCTACGACTTTGAAGAATGCCGCGATTGCTAAGTTGCTTGAGCAGAGAGCGCAGATTGATGTTGATTTGAAAGCGTTGGGGTACACTCCTGCTCAGCCAGAGAATATCTCAGCTGCTCCTTCTAACTTAACTGTGATGGGCTCACAACAGGTAGCGGAAAGTCTGCTCACCGTATATACCGGCCCGGCTACCTTCAAGGCAGTGTCCACAGAATTGAAACGTCGGGCAACGCTACTGGTTAGAGAGACAGGTTGTTTGTATGCCACCAGCGGAATAATGTGGAACTGAGCTATGAGCACATGCTCGATAGCAGTGGATTGAAAAAGTCATGCACAAGAACCGTAGGCACGCAATAATGCTTCATCAGCCGCCAGCACTTTATCCACTGCCTGCTCATTACAAACAACCTGTCTCTCTAACCAGTAGCGTTGCCCGACGTTTCAATTCTGTGGACACTTAGCAAATAGGCAATTAGCAGCCACCAAAGGAGGCATTTACAGCTATGAGAACATTTGTTAACGCGCTTCAGCTAGGATTGGCCGTTATAGCCATTGGCGTGCTTGTCGGGGTGGTATTCATTTCACCTTACTCGGCTTCCGTTCAGGCG